CGAGGCGGAGGCGACGCGAAGAAGCCCGGCAGGAGGTCAAAGACGGGCTCATCTCGATCGACGAATACCGCAAAGAGGCGAAGCGGGAGCCGTTCAACACGCCCCAGTCGCGGGCGCTGTGGATCAGCCCGAACAAGGCGCCGATCCCCGCCCGGCCGGAGGACGCGGAGGCGCTGGGCATCGTCCCGCCCGAGGGCACATCCGAAGAACAGCCAGCCAGCCCAGACCAGGGTGGTGTGCCCCCTGCGGACGGTGGGACGGCCGCCGACGCGGTCCGGGAGGCGCGGGAAGCCGACGTGGCTGGTGGTTCCGCTGCGGGAACAGCGGAACAAGCTGTCGCCGAGGCCCGCGCCACCGCCAGCACAGCCGGCACACCGGGCGATGCGTCCGCCGCGGTGGACGAGGCGCGTGCCACCGCCAACCCGGGCGGCACACCAGGCGACGCTGCCGCCGCAGTCGAGGAGGCGCGCAGCCTGGAGACCAAGGCGGCCCCCGCGCCGGGGGTGGTGGAGTACGACCCCGGCGAAGAGGAGGCACGCCGGCTCGAGATCGCGGTCGCCGCCGCCCTGGACGCGCTGCTCGCCCGGCAGGCCGGGGTGGTCGCGGCGCGTATCGAGTCGCCGAAGACCCGCAAGGGCACCAGGTATTGGCAGCCTGACTCCCCGACCGACACGCGCGGCGGGGACGCGCCGATCGACCCGGCGAAGGTCGTCGACGAGGAACGCTGGGTGGCGGAAACCACGTCGACGCTACAGCCGATCGTCGAGTCGGCCGCGGCGGAGGCTGGCGCCGCGTTGCTCGCCGCGTTCGCGGCGGGTGGGGTCCTGGCCGCTGGTGCTGCCGGGGCGGGCGCCGCCGCTGAAGGTGCCGCCGCGTTCACCGGGCAGGCCGCGCGTGCCTCCGCGGAGACCGTCCTCGGGATCCTCACCATCGCCGGTGAGGCGATGCGTGACCTGCTGGCCGACCTGGTGGCGCTGATTACGACAGTCCAGGCCGCCCCCATCACCCTCGGGGAGCTGCAAGAGGCGGTTCGGCGGTTCTACGCCGACCGGTCGCGCGGGTTCGCTGACTCCCTGGCGGCCACAGTGGCACAGGCGACGGTGAACGGGGCGCGGGACGCCGCCGCTGCGGCGCTCGTGCCGCTTCCCGAGCCTGGTGGGGACCCTACGGAGATTCCGAGCATCGTCCGCACGTGGCGTTCACGTCGTGACGCCCTCGTACGGCGGGCGCACCGCGAAGCGGACGGGCAGACGCGTGAGCTCGGCGAGCCCTTCATCGTGGATGGGTTCCCGCTGCGCTACCCGGGTGATCCGCTCGGCCCGCCAGCGCTCGTGCGTAACTGCCGCTGCTGGGTCTCGTACGAGTCTGTGGGGACCGGGCGGTTCGTGCCGCCGCCGCTCGGCGACATCGTGTGAAGCGGCTGCCGGGGGCAGCCGGCGGTCACGGCTGATAGTCGTCCAGCCAATCCCGGTACTGCCTCCGCGTCATGACTGTTGTCGCGCCCGAGTCACACAACCTGACCGTGAGACGGTCCGGGTCCACCTCGTCGATTTCGATCGTGTGCTCCGGAGCGCCGGTGTACTCGAACCTCGCTGCCTCGTCTGCGGTCTGAAGGATCCAGGGATCGCTCACCCACCCGATCGTCGGGCCGGAGCTCGTGCATGGCCTCAACAAGGCGTCGGCTCCGATAGCCACTGGTCGCCCCCCTTGCTCCGCTCGCGGCGGGTTGAGGCCGCGACGCTAACCCTTCTCGGTCGGCATCGTGCCGCACATGCCGCAGCACCCGCACTCCTCCCGTGAGCCCCAGCTCGAAACCAAGCGTCGCAAGATTCGGTGGGATCCGAGGCTCCACCCACGTGACAGGCTGGGCCGGTTTGTCGAGACCGGAGGGCTCGCACGCCTGTGGGGTAGCCGCGGCCTGTTCCGGGTGTCGCGAGCGTTCGGCGACTACGTCGACCTGACCGACGAGCGCACGGGACGTACCCGACGCGTGCACCGGTCCCGGCTGCAGATGGTGGAGCGGCCGGGCGGTGGGCGGCCGACCCGCGACCAGGAGAAGGTGCTCGAGCAGGACGAGCGCCACGCATCCGCTGGTGAGGACCAGCGCAGTCGGCGGCCGCCGGCTGGGGTGCGCCGTCTCGCGCAGGGTGCGCCACCCAAGACGGCCGAGGCGGACAGGAAGCCGCGCCGGTTCGCGCGGCCCAACAGCGTGTTCGACCACTGGCGTCGCGGTGGCGACGCCAACCAGGAAAGCACCAAGCGGCTCGCCGACGAGGTGACCTCGGCGTCGCTGAGCGAGGACGGCGGGTTCGTCATTGGCAAGCACAACGGCCAGTGGAAGGTGTTCCACGCCGGCAGTGGCGCGACCATCGGTGGCGCCTTCAGAACCAAGCGGGAAGCGGTCGTTGCGGCGAACGCGATCGAGAAGGTAAGGACCCGCGACGGAGAGCGGTTCGACTGGAGCGCGCCCGACGCGCACGAGCGGGCAAGGAACACCCCTGGCCTCGTCGAGGACGTCATCGAAGCGCGGGACAAGGCGCTCGCCGACCTTGAGCGGGAGAAGCAGGCGAAGCGGCGGGAGGCGGCAGCCAGGCGTAGGGCGCGAGGCGATGCCGAGCGGACGCCGGGCGACCGGTCCGGGGAGGAACGGGAGGCGCCCCAGCCTGCCCAGGAGCGGGAGGAGCCCCAGCCCTCGGCGACGGCCCGGACGCGGCAGCGGGACACGTCGGAGCCCGCCCCTGATGGCGACCGCCGGCAGGCTTCCTCACCCGCGCGGCAGCGTCGAGGCGAGCCAGACCCTCGCGACGAATTCAGCCCGCTCGAACGGGCGCAGATCCGCAACGCCGTCGACGACTACGCCGGCCAGTACTACGGCGGGCCGATGGGCTTCGGCCGCGACGACGCCGCCCGGTACACCTCCGAAGGTCACCTTCCCGACCTGGTCGAGCGGCACGGGCTGTCCAAGGTGTGGGAAGCGGTGCGGGCCGAGATCGACGAGCGGCCCGACGTGCTCGACAGATCCGAAGACGAGCGGCGGCGGCTCCGGAACGAGCGGCGCGACCGCGCCAACCGTCTCGTCGACGAGGAGGCGCTTGCCGCGTTCAAGGCCGGCGACTACGACCGCGCCGAGCAGCTGATCGACGAGGCTGAACGACTCGACCCGGACGCCCGAGACGAGGACGACTCGGACCGCCGGGTGAAGCCGTCCTACGACAAGATCCGCGCGGCGATCCGAAAGCACCGCGACCAGGGCGCGGTCACGCGCCGCGAGAATGAGCAGCAGGCCGAACCCGACCGTCAAGGAGAAGCCCGTGCCGAACTACGCCGACCTCGCGGAGAGGTACTGGAAGACGTACCTGCCGAGCAAGTACGCGAGGCTGAAAGACCCCAAGACGTTCTTCCGGAACCTGAGCATGCAGGTGCGCGACCAGATCGCGGCGGCGATGGACAGCGCGGACCCGGAGGCCGGCCTGCCGGAGAACCCGACGTACCTGCAGATCAAGGCGGCGTACGAGGGAGTGAGGAAGGCGGCGGAGGAGGCCGCGCTGAAGGAGCTGGTGTTCCTGCCGCCGGAGCCGGGAACGGAGCACCGTCGGATGGAGGGTCTCGTGCTGCCCGGGTGGGAGGACGAGGCCGCGCAACCGCCCGCGCGCGGCGCGGAAGGGCCGCCGACCAGCAGTCGGTAGCGGCCGGGCAGGAGCCCCGGTTCCGGCCGGAGAGCCAGGCGGACCTGGCGCCCAGGGGGGAACGGGCGAAGCTCGACGCCAACCTTGCCGCGCTGAGGCTGCTGCGCAAGCTGCAAGCGGAGGACCGGCCAGCCACCCCAGAAGAGCAGCGGGTGCTTGCCCGATGGTCCGGGTGGGGTGCGCTGCCGGACGTCTTCGACGAGAGCAAGAGCAAGTATGCGGCCGAGCGTGCCGAGCTGAAGCAGCTCCTGTCGCGGGATGAGTACGAGGACGCCCGCCGGACCACACTCAACGCGCACTACACCGACGCCGCCATCGTCAAGGAGATCTGGGACGGGCTGCGGGAACTCGGCTTCAAGGGCGGAGACGTGCTCGAACCCGGCTCTGGGTCGGGCAACTTCATCGGCTTCGCCCCCGAGGGTGTGCACATGACCGGTGTCGAGCTCGACCCGATCACCTCGGCGATCAGCCGATACCTCTACCCCGACGCCACGATCTACAACGAGTCGTTCGGCAGCTCCCCGTTCCGTGAGGGCGTGTTCGACGCCGTGGTCGGCAACGTGCCGTTCGGCAACTACTCGGTGGCGGACCGCAAGTACAACCCGGATCTGAAGCTGCCGATCCACGACCACTTCATCTTGAAGGCGCTCGCCACCACCAAGCCGGGTGGCATCGCCATGCTGGTCACCTCGTCGTTCACGCTCGACAAGATGAACCCGGAGGCCCGCCGCAAGATCGCGGAGTACGGCGACCTCCTCGGCGCTGTGCGGCTCCCAGGCAAGGCGCACCAGGCTGCCGCCGGCACCGACGTCGTGACCGACGTGCTCGTGTTCCGGCGCCGCAAGCCCACCGACGCCCCGGCCGACATGACCTGGCTCCACTCCTCCCCCGCCGTGCACCCCGACGGCACACCAGTCCTCGGGGTCAGGGAAGGTGACGGGCAGCGGCGGCAGCTCAACATCAACGACTACTTCCGCGACAACCCTGACAAGGTTCTGGGGACGATCGAGGACGGCGGCTACAACGGCATCGCCGTCCGCGCCAACGGTGACCTGCAGACCCAGCTGCGAGCGGCGCTCGCGGACATCGCGGCGAAGGCGAACGCCGCCGACCGCGGCTGGAATGTGGACCGGGACCCGGAGGGCTTGGTCGTCGCGAAGCGAAGCCTCGGCGCCGGCCGCGACGGTCGGCTCACCTACCTCGGCGAGGTGCCCGCCGGATCGGGCAAGAAGGGCAGCCAGCACCGGTTCGAGTTGGTCCAGGACGGTGTCACCCGCGAGATTCAGGTGCCCGCAACGCAGCAGGAAGAGCTGCGTGACCTGCTCGAGATCCGTGACGCCGCCGAAGAGCTCATCGAGGCGGAGACCCAGTTCGACGACAGCAACCCGCAGGTTGAGCAGGCCCGGAAGCGGCTGAACCGGCTCTACGACACCTACGTCGCCAAGTACGGGCCGATCACCCGGTTCACCGAGGTTCACGGCACCAACAAGAACGGCGAGCCTCAGGTGACCCGACGGAAGCCGCCCGTGATGCGGTTCCTGAAGGGCGACGAGGGTGCCGCCTCCCTGTTCGGGCTGGAGCACGGCTACGACCCGGGCACCAACAAGGCCAAGAAGGCTGACCTGTTCTACCGCCGGCAGGTCGACCGGGACAGGAAGATCCCGGACCGGGCGGAGACACCGGAAGATGCGCTCGCGCTGGCAGCGGAGCGGGGCGAGCGCGCTGACGCCGCCACGATCGGCAGGCTGCTGGGCATCCCACCGGAGCAGGTGGAGCCGCTGCTTGTCGGGCAGGGCATCGCCTTCCTCGACCCGGACGGCGACGGCACGTTCGTGCCCGCCGACCACTACCTGTCCGGGAACATTCGGGAGAAGCTGGCGAGCGCCCGGGCGGCCGCCGAGAAGGACCCCAAGTGGCAGGCGAACGTCGAGGCGCTCGAGCGGGTGATGCCGCCTGACGCGACGCTGGACGACATCCCGAAGCAGCTCGGCGCGCCGTGGATCGGCGTCGACGTGGTGAAGGCGTTCGCCGACTCACTCATGAAGACCGACGTCCCGATCACCTACTCCAAGGAGACGGGCTGGCAGGTCTACACCCCGAAGCGTGGGCGTGTACAGGCGCTGGAGAACGAGTGGGGAACCAAGGACCGGTCGTTCTACCAGCTGCTCGACGCGATCCTGAAGCAGCGGCACAAGATCATCACCGTCACCAAGAAGAACGCCGACGGCTCGACCTACGTTGACGTGGAGGCGAGCCGGGCCGCGGTCGCGGCGGCGGAGAACATCGAGGCCGCCTGGCACGACTTCCTCTACTCGAACTCGAAGATCGGCGACCTTGTCACCGCCCGGTACAACCAGAAGTTCCGTTCGATCGTCCCCCGGGTCGCGAACACACGTCCCCGCGCCTATCCGGGCATGGCGGCAGGCAAGCAGCTGCGCCCGCACCAGAACGCTGGTGTCAACCGGATCGTCTCCGACGAGGCCGTGCTGCTCGAGCACGTCGTCGGGGCCGGCAAGACCTACACACTCGCAGCCGGCGCCATGGAGCTGCGGCGGCTCGGGCTCGCCAACAAGATCGCCATCAACGTGCCGAACCCGCTGATGGCCCAGTGGGTGTCCGAGTTCAGAGAGCTCTACCCGAACGCGCGGATCCTCGCCGTCGACAGCGACACCCTCAGCGGCGGGCCGGAGGCCCGCCGACGGTTCGCGGCGATGGTGCGGAACAACGACTGGGACGCGGTGATCTTCACCGGGGAGGCCTTCGAGGCGATCCCGGTCAGCGAGCAGGCGTACCGCGACTACCTCTACCGCGAGGTCGAGCTTCTGCAACGTCGCGCCCTGAAGGCGCGGGAGGAGGGCAAGCACACCACCGTCAAGACCCTCCAGAAGCAGATCGAGCAGCTGAAGTCACGCATCGAGAGTGACATCAAGGCCCGCTACGACGAGGGTGGCATCACGTTCGAGGAGCTCGGCATCGACTACGTGATGGTCGATGAGGCTCACCGCTTCAAGAACCTGCCCTTTGCCACCACCATCCAGGGCGTGCAGAGCCCGAGCGGGGCGAACCGTGCCCGGGACATGCACATGAAGCTGGAGCTCCTCCGCCGCCGCGCGGAGGAGCGTGGCGGGCCCAAGCGGGTCGTCACTTTCGCCACCGGCACGCCGATCTCCAACAGCCTGGCCGAGATGTACACGATGGAGCGCATGCTCCGGCCTGACCTGCTGGAGGAGGCCGGCGTCGAAGACTTCGACTCGTGGGCGGCGACGTTCGCCCGCATGGAGAAGAAGATCGAGTCCGACAACGCGTCCGGCGGGTACGTCGAGCGGGTCCGGTTCCGCGGGTTCACCGACGCGATCGGTGACGGGCTGCGGATCTGGCGCTCCTTCTCCGACACCGTGACCGGCCGGCAGCTGCAGGAGGCCGGCATCATCAAGGTGCCGAAGCTGGCCGGTGGTGCGCGCAAGGTGCACGTCGTGGAGCGCACCGAGGCGCAGGACCGCGCCAAGCTCTCGTTCATCGAACGCATCGAGGCCATCCAGCGCAGCGGTAAGCCGAAGAAGGGTGACGACACCCACGTCGCGGTCATCCGCGACGGCCGGGCGATGGCGATCGACCCCCGGCTGATGTCGAAGCGGGGCTTGGAGGCGGCGGGGATCGACCCGAACGACCCGACGCTGGATTCCCCGAAGCTCGACGCGGCGGCCAGGGAGATCGCGGCGATCTGGCGGCGTGAACGTGACCGCCGGTTCAAGGTCAACGCCGACGATCCGGACGACGCGCCGCTGGCGGAGAGGCCGGGCGCGCTGCAGATGGTGTTCATCGACTCGTCCGCGCCCAAGAAGGGCCAGTTCAACGCCTACGACGCGTTGAAGGAGCGGCTCGTCGCGCAAGGCATGGACCCGAGCCGCATCCGGTACGTGCAGGAGGCCGCCGGGGATCCGGAAGCCAAGGCGCGGATGATGGAGGAGGCGCGGCAGGGCGGTATCGACGTCCTCATCGGCTCCACCGAGGCCCTGGGGACCGGCACCAACGTGCAGAACCGGCTCGTCGCGATGCACCACATCGAGGCGTCGTGGAAACCCTCCGACATCGAGCAGCGTGAGGGTCGCGGCCTCC